ATCGATGTCAACGGGTGAAGTTGTGCTCATGACTTTAATAATAGGTGCCAGCCAGAAATTGCCAACGACAGGCCTTGAGATGGAGCCAAAGTCAGCTAGTGGAATAACATTGTATTCTCCCACGTATGGTACTGAGAGAAGAGCTGAATTTGCTTCGGCAATGTTAATAATAACATGTGGACAACCAGTCAGGAAGGTCTTTAGATATGTTTTATCCGTGAAAACGGGAATAGTAACGCCTGGTGGTGTGTAGGCGAGAATATACATACCTTGGTTCATTGGTTCAGTATTCCAAGTCACGCGCATGTTGAAAGTTCCTGAAAATCCATAGAATCCTCTGAGCTTGTCAATATTTGGCATAGCATTAAGGATACCAGAGAGTGGATATTTGCGGACGTCAGCATTGGTGTTATAGCGCGCCACTGGTACATAACGAGACATAATATCTGAGATAGATTTCTGTCCAGCATCAGCCATAGAGGCCATGAAGGGAGACGTAAAGTTCACTTCATCACCTGAATAGCTGACGACAGTACCGGCATCAATGAAGCCAGTAACATCAGCAGTTGTGGCTGTGTTAGCTCCAAGGAATCCTGAATTTGATTGTTCATTTTGGGTATCGCGGGTGTCGATGGTTGATTGATGATTAGGGGTTTGTTGTTGAGTATTAGACATGTTTGATCGGTATGAGTACTGATTCGTAGGTGTAGCTAGCTCTCTTAGTTGCGTCGGTTCTTCCGCTCGCAAACGAGCATTATGGCATAGACCATCATAAATTCCTCGTCATACTTGGTAGCTGCAACGGTTACTTTGTTATGAAGCCGTGGTCGGTCATCATAATGTTGGTTTCCTGTCTTCTAGGCCCAGTTTAGCTCTGGCACGCGGGAGGTGATGGAACCATCACGAATCCATGCGCGATAGAGTGATCGGCCTTCAGAAATCGTGTTCAGGGAATAATTTTCCATGAGCGTCTTTCTGATCTTAGTTCGGTATTGTTGAAAGGTTTGTCCGTCATGCATTGCAAGTTCGGCAAAGGCCATGCGTGCGTTTTGAGCCATCACATCCCTTTCGTTTTCCGTTTTGTGAATCCAGTTAAAGCATTCAAGAATAGAATCCAAGCAAAGGGGTGCCATCCAGGTAAAGAGTTCTCGGTCGTAGGAGAAACCTCTCTTGAGGAAGTTGCAAGATTCTAGTGGCTTGAAGCCTTGACGTGTGCCAGTTTTGAGTTCGTCGGTGTAGGTCATGCCAATTTCGGCGTAGCCATCGGTGATTGTGTCCTGGTTAAACCATTCATGAATGCGGGGGCTAACGCCAAGGACGTTGTCATCGCCATAAGCAATCATCGAAACGTGGTCTGTGAATGAAATGTTCTTTGAAGGGGCGTTCTTGAAGAATACGTAGCGCATCGACAGGGAGTTATACATACTGTTGAGAACAGCAGTTGCCGGATTGCCAGAAGGTTGGGAGTGGTTGAGTTGGTAGACGTAGTCTCCAACAATATGTTTGGAATTGACCACATTTTCCCACAACATTCGGCGGACGATGGCGTCTTCAGGTTTATAATCTTCAGAGAGTGAATACCATGATTCAATGATGTCGAGGACGTTCCAGAGAATTTCAGCGTTGAGTGAACCGTCATAATTGGAGAAATCGCCAGCAATCATATCATTGCCTTTAGTTTGGAGTTTCTTGGCAAGCATGCTCCATTCATAAGATTGAGCTCGGATGCCAACAGCGCTTTCGTTTCGGATACGGTGTTTCATCATATGCGCAATGAAGCACAAGAAGTATTGGCGAAACACAATGATGAAATCCATTGGTGCGGCAGCAAAAACTCTTGTCTTGCCAGCAGCAACTTTTTCAAGCGAACGGGTCTCATCTTTCAGCGTGTCAACAAAGAGATAAGGAACTTGTTCTCCTCGAGACATAATTGCAATTTGTTCTTCAGTGTGAGCCTTAAGTTCAAGTGCGGCGGCAGAGTCGAGTGTCCATGTGTTTTCACCAAACCAGTAACGTTTACCGTTGCCGGCTTGATTAATCCATGGGTATCCTGCTGATCGTGATCGGTTAATGCCTTTGATGTAGTCGTTGTCATCTTCGCCTTTAGCAGCAGTCTCGAAATCAAGGACCTTGATTTCCTCCTTGCGGACTAGGAATGCTGCCAGTGTTTTGGCGTAATCTTGAGTTGCGATTTGCAATATTTTGCCATCCAAAGCTTCAGTTGGTCCGAATTGTTTCTGGATGCCTTTGCCAAGTGGTTGAGTTATGGCAAGAGATCGACTCATCTTTGCAGGTGCGACTTTGGTCTCTGTAATCTTGTTAAAGATTTTAGAGGCTTCAATCTTGGTTTTCGTTGGGCACTGGGGTGCGTCGTTCAATTTGCCTAGCAGAGTGACATTGCCAGCAACACTGGGAATAGCCTGAG